TATCTGCCAATCAACCCATGAGGTGACATATGCGTGGAGATACAGTAGGTGACTTCAAGGTGGGAGATGCCGTGAACATCACAGGAGGTGAGTACAAGGGGCAGAAGGCAATTGTTGAGGGTCCAGGAGTGGAGAAGGATACTCTCGCTGTGCATACTCTGGACTCGAAGATCGCTTTCGATGTGAAGCTCAGCGATGTGCAGAAGGATGTCCCGCCTGAACCCGCGAAACCTGCGGCAAAAGGCAAGGCCAAGGAGACCAAAGAGGAGCCGAAGACACCTCCTCGCGGCATGCACGGCAGATAGGAGCATCTGATCAGTAGCAACCCGTAGATAGGAGCAAACAATGTCCATGCTAGGTGGTCAGACACTGGAGCGAGCAGGCAGGAAACGGAACCAGCTTACCAAGCTCGATCTGAAAAACGAGAAGGGCGGCAAGTTCCGCATCGTCATTGGTATTCATATCGGTGATGGTCCAGCCAGCTGCGAGTGCGAAAACTGCTCCGGCGACAATCGCTCGAATCATATCTATCGGGCCAGAGAGCCAGGCGATCCTCCCGAGTACACAGGCGACATCATCGAAAGCAAGCAAGACCTGTGCTTGCGGTGCAATCATGGTCCATTCTCAACCAAGTACGAGCGGATTGATGAGGCGCGGGACTGGCAATCCAATGAAGAGGCACGCCGGCCTGATGAGACTCTTGAAGCTTACGCGCAACGGCTCACGGACTTGGCCATCTCTCAGAAGGAGAACAAGGAAGCTCCCACAAAAGAGGCTGTTCTTGCGAAACCCGTAAGTGCTCCCGTCAAGAAGGAGCCGGCACCGGTGCTCAAAGACTTCAACAGCATGAATATGAGGGAGCTTCAAGACTACGCTGCCGAGAACGAAATCGACCTCAAAGGCGCAAGCAAACGGGAGGATGTGGTTCGTATCCTCCGTAACAAGTGAGTCGGTCGTTGCTGTCTGCCTCTCGGGGTCAGGTGTAGGATGGAGCACCTGACCCCATTTTGAAACAAGCGATGCATCGTGGCCATAACTCAACTGACTACTACTGACGCCGTGCGGATACTCCTAGACCGCAATTACGACTTTCCGGGAGTTGGGCCGAATGGTCAGCCTGATCTTACTCGCTATGTCAACATGGCTAGTGCAGTATGTACCCGTGCTATTGCGTTGGCGGCACAACAAGGCTGGCAGATCAGCAGTGACGAACAGGAGTTGATGGCCTGTGCAACTGCATGCTACTTCTACTGCAAGATGGACCCGATGTATCAGAGCAGGAGTACTCTGGACGCATCCGGTTCATTCATCAACGATCCCAAGATGCCGGAGTACTACAAGAGCATGGCGGTAGCCCTGGACCCAAGCGGCAACCTGAACGCATTGCTTTCTTCTCAGAGGGCATCCGTTGGATGGATGGGTAAGCCAGTAAGCGATCAGATTGCTTATTGGGATAGGAACTAGATGTGCCGAGCATCGAACAATATGGGCGCTGGCAGAAGGCGGTTGTGGTACCGGTCCAGCTTGAGGCGAATGGCACTCGCTCCACGAACAAGGACGGTGAGACGATTTTCGGCACCCCATTCGAGATCAATGTCCGCTTCACTTGGGGGAAGCGAGAAGAACGCGATGCAAAGGGTAATCCGGTATCTATCGATGGTGATGCGGTTCTACCTAGCGATCTTCCTGTGGTTGTGGGAAGCCTGCTGTTCGCCGGACCACTATCAAGTTACCCGGCACAACCCAATGATGGCACGGCGCTCTGGGAGGTTCTCTACTACAAATCGGCGGGTGATCTCAACATGAGGTTCTTCCGCCGCAACGTGTCTTTCTCCAGGTACAAGGGCAAGATACCGGTAGCGAACTAATGCCAAGGCTCAAGGGGTTCGATGAGATACAGCTGAAGTTCAAGGCAATCAGCTTGAAGTACACCAAAGGTGGAAACAAGGTGATTGATGTGGGCTTCACGATGCCCTATGCGATCTATGTCCACGAGATCGTGGAGAATCATCATGATGTAGGGCAGGCGAAGTTCTTAACAACTCCGTTCCGTGAGGGGCGTAAGACGATGCTGAAGATTATCAAGGACTCGATGAAGAATGGTCAGGCTCTAGGTTCTGCTCTCGCTCTGGCTGGTAACTGGCTCAAGAACAGGGCGGTACAACTATGTCCGATCAGCCCGGCTCCTTACAAGGACTACAGTAGCGGAACGGGAGTTGAGGTGCAACCCGGTAGGCTTCGAGCAAGTGCTTACGTGAAGGTTAAGTGATGGCCAGTACCGTACAGATAGCGACGAAGACTCTCATCAATGAGGCATCAAGCCCCATTGTCGCTACCTGGCTACAGACTACCGCTAACGGTAACTGGCTCAAGGCCACGATTGCCCTTTGTGGTGCCGCATCCCTACCGGTAGTTACTGCTCCGGGCGGCTGGGTTCCTCTAACAACTGCTCATCCGAACAACGCTACTTTTCTTCAGGTGTTCACGATAGAGAATGCGGTGAGTAGATCGGGCAATGAGTCCTTCAGTTTCACCAACAACCCGGCATGCGGAGGATTGATCATCGAGGAGTGGTCCGGAATCCTGGCATCCTCGCCGCTTGATGGAGCGGCGGGAACATCTACCGCTGGCTCCGGTAGCAGCACGGCAACTTCAGCGAGCATCGCCCCGAGTGCCACGGAGCTAGTCATCGTGGACATGATGTTCAACTACAACTCCGCTGGTTCCTCTGATACTCCTCTCTTCAGTGCTCCGACAAACGGGCTGGGCATCGATAAGCAGGTGAGCTTCGGCGATAACGTCAACGCTCCAACGTACCTCTGGGGTGCGATCATGGGAGGTTCACTGGCAACTGGAGCAACCCATACCTACGCCTGTGCGCTCTCCCATGCGACAACCTCTGGTACTGGCTGGGCCACTATTGGCCAGGCTGTAAAGGTTACTTCAACTGGGCAGATCGAGGAGGAAGCCGGGGTTAGCTATATTCCGGTGATGTCATGGTTGAAACGCTTCCGGACAGCAGGCTTCGAGAGACCAGTGGCTCCAGGATGGTTGACTGGACTCTTGCGGATGGAACATCAGTACGCATCGAAGTGGAGAAAATCTACTGTGCCAACTGCGGCAAGGCTTATGGCTGGGTGCCCAAAGAGAACACTACCTGGGCGTGCTTCCTATGTACTGAGTGCTTTGAGAGGTGGGGAGCAGTTGCTGGTGCCTACGCCATCCCAAACAATGCGTTTTGGGAAGCCGTTGCTTATGAGTGCCTAGATCGATTCGGCTACATACCAACGGAAGAGGAGTTGATGAAACTGAAGGATGGAGTGGGGCTTGGCTCAGCACTGGAGAAACTTGAGAAGGAATCGCCAATAAAGGTATAAGCAACAGAGGAGACTCCTATGCCCTTCATCTATGGGTTCCAGAGCAAGCAAGTGTCTGAGAACTACGCTTCGAGCGGCTCAGGCAACACGGAGATCAACTTCGGCTTCATCAAGCCTGGTGCTACCCGATGGGTAGGGCTCGCTGGCTTCCGGTGTCAGGGCAAGGGAGCCGGACTCACTGCTCTATCCGGTCTCGCCTTCCGCATCAAGCAATGGACCAGCACGGCCTCATCGGGTGGTACTGGCATCACTCCTGCTCCGGTGAACAACGTGGCTCCGGCCTGTGCCGCTACTGCTGGACTTGGTGCCGGTGGTGGTACTGGTGCCGTGACATCAGGTACAGGAGGCCCGAACTATGTTGGTGGTTGCGGTTGCGGCGCTTCTGGTCCTGGCGGCTGGGCTCCGCTCAATCCTGATGCGCCTCCGGGACTGGATGGCGGGGCAGCCAAGAGCATCGATCTCTTCTCCTCAAGCGGCCTCGCCTCCCTCAACTTCGAGTTCTGGGGCGAGATCACGGAGTGCTAAGGAGCCTGATATGTTCGAGTACGTGAATACACTCGATGGGGTCAAGGTAACGATGAAGGGCTCGGGGGCCATCGTTGCCAACATCGCTACCCGGCAGCATGCGAAGGAGAAGAACGAGCGCGGGCAGATGGTGGACAAGTACGAGAAGAAGCCGGGCAAGAACGATATTGGCCATGATGTGCTGATAGTCAGGGCGGTATGGGAGCCAATACCGAAGGATGACTGGTCCGTGCGGCTCTCCGGTCCGCTCACGGTAGGCGAATGGAACAAGATGATCGCGGGAATCCCCAAGCAAGAAGTGATGCTAGGCTAGTATGGACATCCTCCTCCCAACACGAGTACGCAGGCCGGTTGTCTACTCATACGATGAGATAGGCACCAATTTCGGCCCGCTTACCAGCATCGAGGAGGAATACAACTGGCAAGATCGGCTCTCGGTGCAGCGGATCACCTGGACTCCGCTGGCTCTATCCGATGATGAAACTGCTGCCTATCCGCCAGTACCTTACATCGTACAGGCCAAGATGAAGATCGGTGGACCTGGCTCCGATGCCAAGGTGACATTTAACACTCCTACTCTTCCCGGTAGCAAGGTATTCTACTATGCCCAGACTAATGCTGCCGTGGACTGGTTTGTACCCACTGATCCACCATACACCATCCTCTTCGGCGGCGGGTTCACATCCAACAACACGGCTCTCCTCTACGTCTTCGCCGGTGGTTCCACGTTCGGACAGGATGTCAACAACTGGCACTCAGCCACGGCATCGATTGCCTGGGCAGTTGAGATCAGGAACGTGGACACGTTTGACTTGCACTCATCCACGATCCCGGTGACTCAGACGAATCCAAGCATCACTGGCACTCCGGCACATATCGGAATACCACAGGTGATCCTCGCTGGATTCTCGCAGTTCGGGACGGCAACCTATAGTGCTCCATCGGCAAGTTTCGCCGCTCTCCCGGCAACTGCTCTGAGCGTGCAGGTATCTGGACTCGCCAGTAGCATGACCCAGAGAGTGGATAGTAGCATCTCTGGCTCACCAATCACCACTGGAGTAACCACTAGCGATGGCAGCCTGACTACTAACGATTTCATGTACAGCTTCTACTCCTTCTCATCGATGGCTCCGGTAATCGATGATGACAGCCTGTTTTGGGGTAACTACATGCCCAACGGGTTGACGGAGACGATCTCCTGGACTCCATTTGTCCAGACGGATGATGAGATACTGAGCGGTGCTGTCAACTTCTTCCTTGAGCAAGAAGAGTCATGGCCTGGTGCCGGTGAGCCCGCGAGGGTGTTACAATCGATCACCTGGACACCGCTGGCGATCATCGATGATGAAATCTTCTTCGTCACCCCGGTGCCGTTCTATCTGGACGATACCGAGCCGTGGATGGCGAATACCCAGCGAGTGGACTGGTACTATCCAGCATTCGTTGATCTCGCTGATGTTCGGGTCACTCCAAGGTTCTTCGAGGAGCCTGATCGAGACTGGCAAGAGTTCACGGCTAGTGCGGTAGTTCGCGGACAGTGGCTGCGAGCAACAACCTATCAGGTATATCAGCAAGAAGCGGATGACTCCAACAACATGGCTCCACTCTTCGTGCATGGTCCGATTACCCTGGTTGAAGGGAGAGGATACGCTCCGGGACTCAAGAACGCCTCTGGCTACATTCCGGGATTGAAGGGTTAACTCTAACGGGAGCCTAAAGGCTACATGAATGAGTGTTACAGGCCGAGTAGAGTGCGATCAGAACGGCACTTGCGTAATCTATGGAAGGATTTGCGCTCGCGATGCTACGGGTCAACTCATCGTTCAGGGAGAAGGGTATTGCGTCAAGCAATCCGATCTAACTGCTCTTACCTGGATGCTCACTCGCAGCGGCGACATACAGGATACGATTGTCAGGACTCCGGCACCGCTATCCATCACCGGGACTATCTTCAATACAGTGCAGACAGCAACTCAAGACCCAGGTTATACGGGAGATGGCAAGGGCTTCAACTTTCGATTCACGATACCTCCGGGATACTTGATTTCGGGAGGATCAACCTACAAGCTCCAGATCAAGGGAGTGACCTATGGCGGCTCGGTAGGATTCTGCAACTGGGAGATATACGTCAAGCCCACAACGATACCATGAGTGGACCACTAGGCGATTCACCCTGTAAGATTCTTCGTCAGCTACTGGTTGATGCCGGGCTTGGTACGGATACTCCCGGTCAGGACTGGCAAGTCAAGGCAGGCATCGAGCCAGATGATCCGGCCAATTGCTTGACGTGCTACGATGATACTAACGTCCTTGATGGCCGCACTCAACCGGATCACGAGTACGTAGAGCAGCACGGCATACAGGTGAAGGTGCGCTCTTATGATAAGCCAACAGGATTCGCCAAGGCTGCTGCGATTTTCCTCTACATCGCGGAACAGATTTACAATAACGTCACCAACGTAGGACCGAACAAGTATTATGTCCACCACATCAATTGGACTGGTGGAGTACTTGCGGTGGGCAAGGAGCCTACAACTCAGCGGTTCATTCATACGATCAATGGGACCATGCGTATCAGGCAACACTAGCGTGAGCTAACGCTACACTGAGGAGGGTGATACATGGGCGCTCCGACAATCACTCAGCGTCAGGTTCCAACTGGCTACAAGCTGGAGGAAGGGTTTGTATTCCATTACACCTTCGCTAGTGCTCCTGGGGTGAGCATCTGGGAGACTGAAGGGAAGCTATTCTCCTTCGATGGTGGTGAGGCCATCAAGACCACCACACAATTCAACAACCGCATGCGGACCCAGGTGCCGCCGCACTTGATCGAGTTAGGACCGCTGGAGTTCACCGGGTTCTGCGATCCTGATGTGATCCCGATACTCTTCAATCTCATCAACCGGCTGGACTCGCTGACTGTGCTGTTCCCTACAGGCGATCAATTCGCGTTCTGGGCATGGCTCCGCAAGGCCGAAACGGACACGTGGGGAGCAGGCAAGCCGGCGATGCTGAATCTTACTATCGAAGCATCGAACGAGGATACCGGGCATGTGGAGCAGCAGCCGGTATATCAGGCAGCTGCTGGCACATAACAGCAGCACTTCAAGGGCGTATTTGAAAAGGGAGCATACCGTGGATGATTTCAAAGAAGACGAGGAACTCAAGGCTGATGATGATACAGCCGAGACAGAAATCTCTAACGAGAACCTGTCGGACCCGATTGCCTACGATGATGAGGACTTGATTCCCAAGCGAGTCCTAGTCCGGCTCGGCAAGAGGGAGTTCGTGTTGATCGAGGCGGGAGCAGAGGCTGCCCGGCTCTATCGCAACGCGCTGGTCAAGGGTGTAAAGATCGGTGCCAACGGCAAGGCGACTGAAGCCGGCAGCATCGCGGATACGGAGCTAGTCCTTGTTCAGAACTGTCTCTTCGAGGTTATCACTCAGCCCAATGGTGCCAAGCGTGAGGGTCCAGTCAACTCTACCTGGCTCAGGCAACTCCCCGATAGAATCATCAATCGGCTCTACCTCAGAGCCAAGGCGATCAGTCCTACACTCCGCGACAAGAAGGAACTGAAGAAGGCGGCGCTGAAAGCGTTTGATGAGGAGTCGGCAAAAAACTCGCAAAACGCTATCGCCGCGAACTGACGGTAGCGTTTGCATTCAAGCGCGCGGATTGGCGAAAATTCCTCAGCGAACTCTCTGATCGCGATCTCATGATCTGGGACTGGTGGTTGAAGGATCAATGGAACCAGCCCAGTCGCACTGATCACTACCTCATGCGGCTTATGCAGATGCAAAGTGGTAAAGGCGTCAGCCTGGACAATCTCAAGATACGGTTCGTTCCCAAGGAGCCGGACAATCGGGAGCCCTGGCAGCCCAAGAAGATGAGCAAGGAAGAGATGGAGCAAAGGACTAGACTCTTCAAGCAGCAACTTTTCAGATTGACCAAGTATCAGCCCAAGCCTGGTGAGTTGTAATGGACGAAACACTCGGCAAAATGCTGGTGCAACTGCTCTCCGATGTGAGCAAGTTCAACAAGGATATGAAGAGTGTCCAGGAAGAGACCAGGAAGACTGCCGAGATCGTCAAGGAAGGCGGAGAGACCATCGAGGGCGTTACCACCAAGATCGAGGAGTTCGGTAAAGCGCTTGAAGGCGCTGTTATGGCCACGGCAGCCGCTGAGACTATGAAGGAATGGTTCAATGCCTTCGCAGGCCGTGAAGCCGACATCATGACGTTAAATGCCGCACTCGAAGTCAATAATCGTGATATCACGCTGGTGTCGGAACAATTCAAAAAGTTCGGCGAGGAAATGGAGAACTCAACCGCTACCTCGGAACGAGCTACGATGCGCATGCTCCGTATGGCCATGACGTTTGGCAATACCACCGAGCAGGCTATGAAGGCGACTAGAGAGGCCATTGCTTTTGGTGCCGCTACAGGCAGAAGCGCGGAGAGCGTGATACGCATGACAGCGATATTAGAGGAAGGCGAGCCACACATGATCGCTCGTCAGCTTGGCTTGCAGCATATCAAGGACAAGACAGAGCAAGTTGCTGCGGCGCATCGAGCATTAGAGAAGGACATGAAGGTAGCTGAGGCGGTGGCTCTCACCACTACTGGAGCAGTACAGCATCTGAGCAATGCGTTTGAGGAGTTGGAGGCAGACCTTGGACAAGTTGTGGCAACTGCTATCCGGCCATTCATAGACTCACTGCTGATGGTTGTTAAATGGTTAAAAGATTTACCAGACTGGATAAAGAAGGCCGTGGGAGGTTTTGTGGTACTGGAGGGAGGTGTCCTTGCGATTCATGGAGCACTCAAGTTAGTCGGCTACATCTGGCCAGGCATCGTAGTTGGATTCAAGGCTATATTCGGAGGTGCCACGGAAGCAGCAGGCGCAGAAGAGGCTGCCGCCGCTGCTGCTGATGCTGCCGCCGTCGCGGAGACTGCTGCCGCAGCCGCTGCTACAAAAGCAGCTACTGCTTTATATGCCGCTGCAACTGCTGCTGGAGTTGCTGCCACAGCTGAGTGGGCCAAGGCAGCAGCTGCTGGAGCGATGGCCGGGGCGGAAGGAGCAGCAGGAGTAGCAGCCCTTGGTGCTGGTGCGAAGGTTGTTGCCGGTGCTGGGAAAGTTGCTGCGGGTGGAGCGGCAATAGCGGAGGCCGAGATAGCAATGGCTGGAGCGGGAGCAGCAGCCGCAGAAGGTGGAGCAGCAATAGCAGAAGCCGAGATTGCGATGGCTGGTGCTGGGGAGGCAGTAGCAGGTGCTGGCGTAGCAGCAGCCGGTGCTGCTGGCGGCCTTGCACTCGGTGCTGGTGGCCTCGCTGCCATTGCCGGGGCAAGCTACGGAGCAGTTCTCGGAGTCAAGGCGTTTGCCAAGTGGTGGACTGGATTCAATGATGAGATGGAGAGGAGCAACGATCTAATAGACAGAGTGGCTGGCCGTGTACGTCATGCGACAGAGGAGATGACCAAGACGGCTGGTGAGAAGACAGGGGAGGAACAGAAGACTTTTACTGAGGAGCAGATCAAGAACGCAGAGAAAGAGATCGAGCCCTACCGGAGAGGCATCGAGAAGGCGGCGATGGAAGTGCAGAAGCTGGATACTTGGTGGGCGAAGGTAGCGGGCAGTGCTGATCTCGATGTGGCTGTGCAGAATCTCAAAGAGCAGAAGGCAATGTATGATGCACTCAATGATAGGATTCAGAAGATGCACGAAGCCCAGGAGAAAGGGTACAAGGCTGCAAACGCTGAGGCCGAGAAGCTGTCCATCAAGATTCAAAAGCAGATTCGTCTTGTCAAGGAGTTCCACGGCGATCAGACAGCACAGGCTATTGACGATTTGCGACTGAAGGGTGCAACAGCAGACAAGATAGAGGAGTTGATCCAGGACCAGGAAGACCTCAAGAACGTGAAGGCTGCCGAGAAGATCGAGAAGGAGTTCGACAGGATGAAGGAAGCCGCCAAGATGCACATGGCTGCCCTGGCTGGTGATAGAGAGGAGGCAAAGCTCTGGGAACTACAACAGGAAGCGATGGCAAACGCAGAGTCCAATTTAACTGAGGAGGACTTCGAGGCAGTCAGGGCCACGCTCGAACGGGTTAAGGCGATGAAGGAGGAGAAGAAGCTCATGGACGATGCCATCCATGTTACCGAGAACGCGAAGGACAAGTGGGAGAAGTATGGTGATGAAATCGACAAGCTCAATGTGTTACTTGAGAAGGGCTACATCACTAAGGCGACTTATGCCAAGGCCACGGAAGACCTGGAGAAGAAGCTACACAAAGAGGGAGGCGCGATGGAGAACGTATCGCAGGCAGCCTCTGGCACTGCCGATGCGTACTCAAGGATACAGGCTTATCAGACAAAAATGCAGGAGGGAGCGGACATCACCATCAAGGCAGCGGAGAGGGCTGCTGGAGTTGGTGGAGGTGGAGCAGCAGCACCAGCGGCTCCGGCTGGCGGAGGTGGTGGAGCAGCAATGGCGGTACAGAACAAGCAGGCTGATCTATTGGGAGATATCTTGCAAGCCGTGAAGGACTGGAACGAAACCCTCAAGCAGAACGGCAATGTTCAGATTCAACCAGCTGGGATGTAGCGATGACGGCAACCATAATACGCGGCGGCATTCGTAGCTTCAGTATGAAGCGGTCCGATGAGGGGCACCGGGACTACGATATCGAGTACCTAGTCGGCACCGATACGCTCAACGATGGCCCGGCTACGGTGCTTCTCACTCCAGGGCTGCCAACTCCGGGAACCTTTTGGGAAATCGGTAATGATCTTGATTTGTACGCGTGGTGCAGGCTCGAAGCAAGTGTTGTTCCGGCAGTTGGACCGGAGGACTTGATCTACTACTGGAAAGTAGGACTCAAGTTCTCCACCAAGCCGCCACCGTGGAAAGGATGCCAGGGTCAGCAGATTGAAGACCCGCTGCTCCAGCCGATGAAGGTATCTGGCTCATTCAGCAAATACTCGATGGAAGGAGTGGCGGATAAGGATGGCAACCCCATCAACAACTCCTCCGGTGAGCAAATCAGGGGTCAACAGAATGAGTGGGATCATACTTTCGGCACCGTGAAGGTGGAACAGAACTATCCGGTGCTGCAATTGCCGCTGGTTATGGACCTGATGAACAAGGTCAATGGCTCTTCACTCTGGGGCAACCAATCAAGGTGCGTGAAGCTCAGCGGGTTTGAGTGGGAGCGACTGTTCTATGGCTCGTGCTACATCTACTTCAAGAGATCATTCACTTTTGAGGTGAGATCGCCCTATGATTCCGGTAACGGAGAGATCATACCGGGATGGGACCGCAACTTACTCGACGAAGGGCAGATGTGCATACGCGGAAAGTGGATACGAGACGTAACCGACTTTGCTTTTGGCCAGTGGATTGTCTCCAAGGACCAGAACGGGCAGCCATTGAAGAACAAGCCATATGTCGCCAGCAACTTTCAGAGATTCAAGGACTGGAACGGCGACTATGGTACTTGTATCCTCAACGGCTATGGTGTACCGCTTGCTGCTCCCCAGGCCAATCAACCAAGTCAGCCAGGACGCATACCGGTGCAGTATTACGCCGAGGGTGACTTCTCACAACTGGGGATACCGCTGCAACTCGATCAGTTCAACTAGGAGAGGAGTATGGCAACCGCCGCAAAGATCACTTCCGGCCTTCAGGTGAAGCTGAACAATCAGCAGTATCAATCTCAACCTCCTGGGTTCAACGCGGATATACCTGGCACCTCTGGCCCAACTCCTGGCACGATACAGGCTCTCACTACTCTCTCGATAGTTGATCTCTCTCAGATCACCCGCGTCGGCAACGTCCCCGGCCTGTGCTTCATCAAGAATCTGGACCAAATCAATACCGTGCAAGCTGGACCCTACGATCCCGACACCACGACTTTCCTGCCGCTCCTCGACTTTCTTCCAGGAGAAGGCTTTACAATGAGATTGTCCGCCTTCCTAGGAAAAGAGCTAGTTCCCGGAACAGGTACTGGCATCGAGGACGTGGGGAATGTACAACTAGCTATCAAGGCATTAGGAGCCCCCTGCCAGGTACAGGTAGACGTCTTCGGAGCGACAGCACCGCCGTAATCACCCTTAGACAATGGAGGAGCAACCAATGTCTATGGTTCCAGAAGAGATACCAGAAGAGATACCGCAGCCCGAGGACATCGATCTAACAACAAGATCGGAAGACCCGCCATCTATTAAGCCATCGGACAAGGCACGGCTCATCGTCATCGAGGCCGTACATCACCAGGAGCCCGATGGTGCATCAACCACTGCCGACAATCGATTTCGCAGGATTCTCAAGGAAGATGGCCAGCCATACATGAGGCGAGGGAAGATCGGCTGCGACTGGTTACCACTTGATACCGGCTGGGTTGAGCATCCAAGCATGATTGTACTCCGCAATGAGGAAGGTACTCGCTACCTGGTGCAGCCTACCAAGGAGGAGCGAGAGGCAACCGAACGGAGGATAATCGAGGTTGGTATTGATATGATGCAGGGTGAGAGGACTAAAGACGTCGAGACGATCACGATAGTACCACCAGGAGAATCTTGCCGGTTCACTCCAGTATGCAAGCTCTGGCTTCGCTGCCAATCAGAGCAGGCCAAGTACACAGTGTACGCATTCCCGGAGTAGGCTATGCCTCTCGAACAGACTCTCTACGGTCTCTCTCAGGAAGATGTCTCAACCTTGAGAGATATGTCTCGCTCGCACAGGAACTCCACGGCGAACACTCGTAACAGGCCGCCGACTTTCAAGCAAGAGAACCAGGCACCGGAGGTTTATATCGCCTACGCGAATGATGATATTCCAGGACTTACTGGAGATATTGATAATCAAGGAGACCCTTCGGGTGTTCAGCCCGGTATGGGTGATGCTACGATTTACTCTATTCTCCAAGATAATGACCCGCCCAATATGGACTCACTCAATGATCTGACTCAAACAGTCTTTAACCTCAGCAAGAACTCGATACCAGCTAACTCATGGTTCACGGTCATCCGGGATAAGTTCGGTGCCTGGATCGCCGGGGTTAGCGGCAGTAGCAGCACTTTCTTCCCGGCGAGAATTACGAGTCCCTATGGAGCCGCTGGCTACGCCTTCGCGGAGCAGCTTCCAGACCTGAGCGGCAACCTACCTAACGGACGCAATCAGATAAATACTGGCAAGTATGCGATGGCATTCAATGGGTCTACTCAGGTGCAAGATGGACACAACCCGGTGGCTCTCCTGTTCGATATTGGAGACCCAGATCACTTCTGGTTCATCGGAGGTGCCAGCACTTTCTACCGGCTTGTCAGTTATTTCGGTAGCTCTTGCGCAGCAGGAACTTTTGAGATAGTTAACGGGGTGATTCGGAGCACTACGTGAGCATTCACTGCGCTAATGTGTGCCCTGGTCCGGGTACTCCTGGATCCGGTACAGGCACTGGCTCAGGAATTACCTGTGCTTATCCGCATTGCTGTCCTGAGTTCGCACTATTCACTCCGCCGTACTTCCTTGTCACTCTCTTCTGTGGCTATGCCCAAGGCACCTACGCGCTCGTGTTTGACTCGGCAGGACGTGATAATTTCTGCTCCTGGGACTACATCAGTCCCGGAACCGGCACCGGACCACAATGGAGCATAACTCTCTCGATCAACTTCGCGAAGTTCAGCCTTGTGTATTCGGAGGGAGTTCAGTTTCACTATAATCTGTGGACTGGTAATCTGTCGGGTACTCCGGCTGGAACCGGTACTGGTATCCATAAGTGGTTCGATCCCTGGCCGCTCTTTTTCTCTACTCAGCCGGGGCAGCTACCAACGACTTGCACAGACCCACCAGAAGTGGTAGTCGTCACGCCAGCCGTGTTCTATGAAGCTTGCGACTGCATCTGCTCAGAATTTCCTGATGGGCCTTGGACCTGGATTCAAAGTACAGGTCCAGGAACCGGCTCGGGTGTGGCGTGGACAGGTCCATTCACGCAACTTAATGGCAGATTCCAGATACGCTACACGCCTGATGCTACTCTCTATTACACACAGTATTACGGATCGTCGCAGTCTAACCTTTGCTTCTGGCTCGCCCAAGCTAATCTCGGCACTGTATTTGTCCATATCTACCTGTGGAAGTCAAGTGATGGGCACTGGGTGTTTACCTTCTGGAACTACTTCGCAAACTGGTTTGTTAGTTATCATGCCGCTGACTTGGACCCAGTAAGCACGGTGTTCAGCAATCCGGTTTGGTCTGGTAACGTCCTTGGCATTACACAGTATGCTCCAGCCATTATCACGGTTGATACTCCGCGAGGTCCGATAAGTTGCACCACGGCTTGTGCAGACTACCTCATAAACTGGGGATTCCTCCCATCGAATACGAACTTACCCGACACTCTCTACCTGACAGTCACGGGATGCCCTGAGATCAACGGTAGCTATACCTTGGTACGGGATGCTTTTGCTGGGCCGAATACCTGGCATAGTAATCTGTCGTCGAGCCTATACTGGCTATTCAAGGCTCAGGCCGGAAGTGGAGGTACAGACCCAGGAACTTCTGGGTATACAGGGTGTAACGACTTCAAACTCACACTAGTAGATGAACGTCATAGCCAGACCTACAGCAACATCTCGAACTTCCCGGTAGATTGCTCTTGTGGATCAGGAGCCAGCCCGAACTGGATTTTCCAAAATGACTTGAGCATCAAAAACATCATCCCGTTCAGCCAGTCAGTATGTCAGGGAATTACGGCACTTCAGATGGTAGTAACCGCATGAGTGACTGCAAGGAAGGAGAACCCTGTGCCGAGTACCACGGACTTGTCCTGGCCGGAAGACTTTGGCAGATTCACCTGGGAATCGCTGAAGGTCTCAGCAAGGAGCAATGCGAAGCTTATCGAGAGTTGTGGCGTAGGAAGCCTCAGGAGTTCCCGGTCAAGCGACAACGCCTATCACTCGATGAGCAGGTTGCTCGCTTCTTGGCCGCACAATCCACATTCAGCAGAAAAGTGTCTAGGTTAATAGATGAGTGGGTAGAAGGAGACGAGCCGGAGGACGACATGCGACGTGAAATCCGCTGGGCGTATGGAGTCCTCACGGTGCCGGAGAGGATCAACGATCTCTTGCCGCAGACTCTGGCATCGCTTACGGCAGCTGGCTTCGATAAGCCAAGGTTGTTCGTTGATGGCACCAACGATGTTTCCCTCTATACCAAGTTCAATCTGCCAGTAACGCTTCGGGGAGACCCGCCTCTACGTCCTCATGGCAACTGGTTCATGAGCCTGCATGAGCTAGTGATTCGTGAGCCGGTGGTCCATCGCTATGCGATCTTTCAGGATGACATCATCGCCTACAAGAACCTCAAGACCTACCTTGAGCGAACACCATACCCGGAGAACGGCTACTGCAACCTCTTCACGTTTCCCAGTCAAGTAGAGGGTAAGAGCCGCATGATCCAGCGTCCACCTCCCAGACACGACTACATCGGCTGGTATGAGTCCAACCAACTCGGCCTGGGAGCCCTTGGCCTGGTGTTCGATAGACAGGCAGCGGTTGCCGTACTCGCATCAAAGCACATGGTGGAGCGGCCATTCACGGTAGAGAAGGGCTGGCGTAGTGTTGATGGCGGTATTGTCACTGCTCTGAAGAAGCATGACCCGCTTATCCAGGAGTACATTCACAGCCCGAGCTTGCTACAGCATACAGGATTTGTGTCCTCGCATGTGCAGTCAGCAGCCAGGCCAACTGACCCGGAGTGGTCCAGGTTCATAGCGGATACCTTTCGTGGCGAGGACTTCGATGCGATGGAGCTACTCGAATGCAAAGCGAAGCAGCAGGTATAGGAGATCAGGTAGAAGCCGCACTCTCCGCTGTCGGGATCACCAAGGAGCGAGTGACGGCATGGATCGGTAGACCCTGCGGTTGCCAGGAACGGCAGGAGAAGCTCAACGCGCTTGGCTTCTGGGCCAGGAGAGTGCTTCAGGGTAAGATCAAGGGAGCGCAGAGATTCCTTGAAGGCATCATGAGCGAGGAGTAATCATGGCAAAAATCGATCAGAATGGATGCCAGCGCATCTGTCCGCTGGACTGCAAGAAGTGTTTCCTTGACTGGCGCTTCGGCAGCGGGAGCACCACGGTAGAGATATTCGAGATCGAGTCTTGTAATGAGCATCGCAGAACCGGTAGAGGGCGATGGCTCATCAACAAGCTGATCTCCGAGCTCATCCGCAACCATCCCAAGGTGCGGCTGATCTTCGCCTTCACTCGTGAGGGCAACTTCATCGCCCAGCAGTTCTACGAGGCCATGAAGTTCCGCGTTACTGCTCCAGTCCGCGATTTCTATCAGGATACCAAGCGAGATAACACCATCGATGCCATCCTCTATGGCCGCGACATAAGGGGTCTACCATGAGAGTAGGCAGCATCGGCTACTGCACGGAGCAAGGGCTAGGCTATCTGCTCAAGGATTTCTACGATCATGGCATCGTGGATACGGTTGCCCTGGTTCAACATGGCAAGAGGCCAGAGCATCCCGAGTGGTTTCCTAACTGCGACTACATCAACTACCGCTCGGTGGAGAACTACGCTGCCTGGCTCATCAAGCAGGCCATCGATGTGATGTTCTTCTTCGAGACCCCGTTCTGCTGGGAGTTGATCCCTTACTGTCAGAAGTGCGGCATCAAGACGATCCTCATGCCCATGTACGAGTGCATGCCGGAGAGGTTGCCCTACGAGCCCGATCTGATCCTCTGCCCATCGCTGCTCGATCTCCAGTATTACCCTGCTGGGCGATTCGTACCGGTACCAGTTGAAGTCACCTGGATGGAAAGGTGCACGGCAACGACTTTCCTACATAACGCGGGCTGGGGAGGATTGAGAGGACGCAACGGCACTGCCGAGCTTATGCTGGCCTGGCTCCATGTGGAGTCGCCGGCGAAGCTCATCATCCACTCGCAAGAGTCCATCAAGTTAGGTGGCTTTTCTAATGACTGGATGCAGAGGAACGAGGCCGGTGGCAGCATCGAGGTCAGGACCGGCACCTTCCCACGGCATACACTCTACGATGAGGGAGATGTGTTTATCTTCCCGGAGAAGTTTAACGGGTTGAGCCTGCCTATCCAGGAAGCCTATGCCTCAGGCATGCTCATGATGTGTAGCAATCGCTTCCCCAACAATGCTTACTTGCCGCTCGATCCGCTCATCCCGGTACATGACTACACCAACTCACGAGTGGGCCGTGGCCGCATGGAGTTCAGGGAAGCAATCATAAGTCCCAGAGACATCGCCAGAACCATTGATGATTGGTACGGCAAGGACATCAACGCCTACTCAGAGCGAGGAAAAATCTGGGCTGAAGCCAACTCGTGGGAGAACCTGCGAGGTATCTACCAGGAGATCATCGGCGAACTGGCTCGATCACACTAACAGGAGAATATAATGAACCCCAACGATCCTGCATTCCCGGCTGCTCCCAATGTTTCACTCAAGGGACTCACCAAGCGAGAGTATTTCGCTGCTCTGGCAGCAACATCCAGCCCGCATGTAGACGCCAATGAAACAGCTGACTTCGCAGTGAAGGTGGCTGATGCCCTGGTAGCCAAGTTGCAGGGCAACTCATGAGGATCATCTACGTAGGCAAGCATAATAGCGGTTTGAACGACGATGAAGGCGCAGTAGTCCACGGCTTCGAGAGCCTGGGTCACAAGGTCATTCGTTTGGCAGTCAATGAGGGCATGATGGCGGATAAGACCCCTGGCGATCTCCTCATTTTCAACAAGTGGGATGATCCGCATACCTTGTTCCATCTTGATGGCAGAATACCCCGCGTGTTTTGGTACTGGGATATGGTGATGCAGAATGGAGACCCATCAGTAGAGCGCCGCTGCCTTGTTCGCGAGCAGTGGATGGCCAGGATCATACCCCACATCGACCTCGGCTTCTGTACTGATGGCGACTGGGTAGCCAGGGACAAGAGCGGCAAGCTCCTATGGCTCCCTCAAGGAGCGGACCAGAGGTACGTGGGACAGGGAGGGAACAGCCTCAGCACGGTGCCGATCCTGTTCACGGGCATAGGCAAGGGCGGAGGCAATGGGCGAATCTCTTTCGTGGAGGAGATGCAGAGTAACTGGGGCTCACAGTTCACGCACATAGTGGGAGGAGTCTACGGCAAGAACCTCCGCGATCTCATCGCCAGGACCAAAATTGTCGTGGCTCCCGATAGCCCAGCCACGGATAGGTACTGGTCCATCAGGGTCTACACGATCTGTGGCTACGGAGGCTTTCTGCTCCATCCCTATTGCGCCGGCCTTTCGTCTCACTATCAGGGCGGCAGGGACATCATCTACTACCACAACCGGGAGGAACTGCACGATCTGGTTCGCGCTTTCCTACAGGACAGTACGAATCGAAGCAGGATCGCGGCGGCTGCGCTCAAGCGTACTACAGGGGAGCATACTTACCAGCATCGCTGCAAGGAGCTACTCAAGGTAGTAGAGCAGCGGTTAGGGGTGAAGTAGTGGTTCAGCCTATTCTCGATCCGAAATACTGGGCCTGGAGATACAAAAGGGCTAGACATCGTGGAGTACCACACTGGGCTGTGTTCATCTGCACTGGTGATAAATGGCAGGCATGCGAGAAGCAGCATCGGCAGCTTCTGGACACATATATCCGGCCAGGTGATTCTATTCTCGATGTTGGTTGTGGTTGGGGCAGACTCCTCAGCATGCTGCCAGAGGAGTGGGATGGTGACTATCTCGGCATCGATATTTGCCTTGAGTTCCTCGATGAAGCGAGGATGAGATACCCCAGAAAGGAGTTCCTACTCCATAACATCATCGGCAGCAGTCTCAATAGACAATTTGATGTTGCCGTGCTGATTTCCTTTCGGGGTATGATCATCAACAATCTTGGACAGGATATGTGGGAGCGAGCGAGGAGCAACATCTCCGCGATAACCAGCCGAGTGCTCTACCTGGAGTACGATGGCTCAGGAGTACTAGAGGAGCAACCATGCGATCCCTCAGGCAAGCCAGTGTCTGCGTAGTGGGTGGAGCAGGATTTCTTGGCAGTCATCTAGTCAACCACCTCATCGAGGATCGCGGTTGCAAGGTACTGGTGCTCGATAACCTGTGCGCCGGTAGGCGAGAGTTCCTTCATGTGGACGCTAACTTCGTGCATCATGACATCACCCATTCAGAGGAGGGTACGCGAAAGCTTCTAGAGAGAAACAAGGTGCAATTTGTCTTTAACTATTCAGCCTGGCCTTACGTGCCAGATTCCTACACTCGCCCTCTGCATGTCTTTGAAGTGAATGCCACTGGCGCGCTCAAGGTCATCAACGCAGCAGAGGAGGCCGGCTGTGAAGCAATTCTGCAAGTCTCCAGCGCCGAAGTGTATGGCTCACTCGATCCCATCGTGGCAGTTACAACGCACAAGATCAGTGAATCGAGTCCCGTGCTGCCTCGCTCATCCTACGGCGCGTCTAAAGCCGCTATTGACGCTTTGGTACAGGTACGATGGCGCGAGGCCCGTACTCCGGTTATATCCTTGAGGCAGTTCAATTGCGTGGGGGAGAAGGAAACGCATCCCTACGTAATCACGGAGATCATCTCGCAACTGTTTCACGGCGAGGATGGAGTGGTCCATCTCGGGAACAATACGGACAGGGACTTCCTCTATGCCGGTGATGCGGTTCGTATGGCAGTGGAGCTACTGGAGAAAGGTGAGTTCGGGCAAGTCTACAATCTCGGCAGCGAAACGTCCATATCCATCTATAAACTCGCCCAGCTAGTCGCCGATGTGGTCTCTAGTGGCCGCACTACCATCAAGGAGGATGCCTCCCGGATCAGGAAGTGGGAGATATGGCACCTACGGTCGGACAACAGCAAGATCTATGGAACAATCGAGAGCAGGCCAAAGGTATCTCTCAGAGATGCCATCGGCAAGACAGTGCAGTACTACCTGGACAGCGGCAAGAGGTGGTGTTGGGAGCAACAATCCTAGGGACTAGTTTCTTGGAGGAGCAACCATGAAACTGAGCTACCTGATTCCGAACGCCTCATACCGCTTCTTCTGGGAGATCGTCGATCCCTTGAAGAAGGCGGGCATCGATGTAGTAGTCAACGAGATTCCTGATGATGCGGACTTGATCCTCGCGGCGATCCTGCCCTGCACTCCGCAATGGATCGATAAGATCAAGCAAAGCCACAAGCCTTACATCCTCTGGCACTGGGATTACTATTCCTTCGTGGATATGAACGAGTCCCGATGGAGCGAGTTCCTCAAGATGTTCCCCGGAGCCAGGGAGATATGGTCCTGCTCTTATGAGACGGCCCGGCAACTCAAGGAAATCGCCAACCTGGATAGCTATGTGGTGCCTGCCTGGATCGATGTTACGGAGCTACAGGCAGAGCCAGTGACTCGTGAGGACTTTGTCTTCTATGCTGCCAGCGGAGCCTCACTTGGCAAGAGGATTGACTGGGCCGAGCGAGCCTGTCAGTTGGCGGGATATAAGCTGGTCATGCCCCGGAACCAGTCACTCCATCGCAAGGACTATCTTAAGTTCCTGCGTTCCTGCCGGGTCTACTTGATGACGGCATTCGAGGAGTCCAACGGCTCGATTCCTGCTATGGAGGCTGCTGCTCTTGGCAAGCCACTAGTGATGGCAAACCTGGCTGCCAGCAGGGAAGTATTTTCATGGTATCCCTATTATTTCGATACCTGGGATTTCTTTGACCTGAGGGGGAAACTGAAAGATGCATGGACCAATCCATGGGGCAAACCGAATACACCTCATCAACTTGTCATCGACTACTACAACTTGGAGGTGGTCTCTCGCAAAATCATTCACCGTCTGCTCGGTTCGAAACCAGAACGAAGAGGTGAACTCGGTGATGATGCTGGACGGTACATTGTTCGACATGACTCCAAAGATCAGTCCATCACAGGAGCCCTCGAGTACCGATTCGGGCCCGGCTCCACGATAGAGGTGGTCAACATCCAGGTGAAGGAGACCCACCGACTGCAGGGAGTCGGGAAGTCGATGATGAAGGAACTCGAGCAAGTTGCCCGGAGCTACCACATCAAGACAGTCTATGGTTTCACCCAGGAAACGAATGGGCCGGCCACAAGCTTCTACACCAGACTCGGGTACGATCTGATCCTGGTCAAGGACTACTACGGTGAGACTCGGGACGGGTTCATGTTCTGCAAGAGAAAACTGGCGTCCAATCCAGGTCATACCATTGCGGAGACCAAATGATGGGAACGACAGCACCCTATATCCAGCTTGAACGTGCTTTTGCGGAGTGGGTGGGCTATCCGGCGTCAAACGTTGTTGTCTGCTCCTCGGGAACGGCAGCTCTCCACCTGGCGATGGAAGCTTTGGGCCTCTCCATCCATAAGGGGGGTGAGATTATCCTGCCGAACTACACGATGGTAGCCTGTCCACGAGCAGTCACTCTGACCGGACTCAACCCGATACTCGTGGACTGCCTCCAGAATAACCTGCTCATGGATGTTTCCCGGATTCATCACTGCATCAATGGGCATACGGTAGGCATCATGGCAGTTCACCTCTACGGTCGGGCCCTGGACATGGAGTCCATCCATGCGATTGCCAGGCCGAAGTGGTTGCCTGTGATTGAAGACCTGGCGGAAGCCCACGGTTTAAAGCCTCACATTCATACGGATGCTGCCTGCTGGAGTTTCTACCGGAACAAAGTGATCGCCGGAGAGGAAGGAGGAGCCATCGCTTTCAAACATCCAGATGCAGCCCACAGGGCGAGACAGCTCCGGACTCTCGGGTTTACGGCCGAGCATGATTTCCACCATATTCCAAGAGGACACAATTATCGACTGGCCGATCTCCTGGCAGTTCCAATTCTCCGGAGCCTGTGTGAGTACGACCGGAATATGAGGGTCCGGCGAGAGCTGGAACGGCTCTATGAACATTACTGCCCGGAGAGGTTCAAGCAACCCCGACGGGTAATCCCATGGGTTTATGACATTCGCATTCCGGGGATGAACCGGGAAGGGCAGGGTCGGCTTGTCTTCGATCTATTTGAGGAGGCGGGAGTCAATGCCCGGCAAGGCTTCAAGCCGATGACCTGGCAGAATGAATACCGAACATGCCGGACCTGTGGAGCAACCCAGGAGTCCGAGAGAGCGGCCACGGAAGTGATCTACCTTCCGCTTGATCCGACTCTATTTGATATGGCTCGGCTGGGAATGGCCGAGAAAGCTTTTGAAGTGATTGGCCGAAAGTGAAAAACAACTCGGCCTCTGGTTAGTTGAAGGGGTATGTTGCTCCTCCCCAAAAACGCCAGAGGCCGAGATTCTCTTCATTCTACTGTGTCTGACCATTCTCAACGACATAGTAAAACCGACTCGTATGGCCGAACTTCGTCATTGAGAAATGATCCTTGTGATACCTCATCCCGGTGGCAGCTGCGGTCATCCCACAGGCAACCGGAGCGAATCGGAGCTGACCGTCGGACTTCTCGAACCAGAGCCCACCGCCTTCATATTCCTTGAAGGTGCGTAACTCATCAATCATCGCTCCGCTGGGCTCAGTACCCACATAGCGAATGACCGGATTCTTCTTGAGGTAGACGATCAACATTTCGAAGTCAAGTGGTGGATGCTGGATCATTGCTGCCTGTCTCCTTTCGCTGAAAACTGTACGGCCATGAGCTATTGCGAGTCCGGCCTTTCTGGTCCGGTAGAATGATTCGCAGAACATCACGGTCCGACTCTCTTGCATGGATGAACTCCACCCGGCAACCGTCCAGGATTTCCGAGTATCGTTTCTCTGCCTCAAACTTCTTGCCATTCCTCACCTGGTTTGCGATGGAGGCAAAAATCAAGTGAGCGAGAGTCGGGTCAATCGGCAGAACGATTTGCAGGTCAGGGTGATTGAGTCTCTCCTGGAATCCATGAGTGTGGTAGTTCACTCCCATCGGAGCATCATCATCATCTGGAATCAAGTGAGCGTACCATCCTTCACGGACCAAGCATTCGGCCTGCCATTCCTCGAATCGGTCCAGCCCGAGCTGGCAGACCATACACATCGGGTCTTTGCAGGTTCGGTGTCCATGAATGTCACGGTTATCCACGTGCTACTCCTTTCAAACTCAGTCGGTGATAATGTCGGTTTGCCTCTCCGAGCAACCGGTCACGGATTGAGTTGGTAATGCTGGCCTCGACCCGACGGACAACCAGGCCAGCGGCTGAGCTGTCTCCATTGCGATAATCCATTCGCTTCACGGAGCCCTGCTTGAGCCGGTAGAGCACCTGGCCCATGCTGAGTCCACATTTCCCGGCGATGTAGCCTGTGCTGAAGCCCAGACTCCCGAGCAGGAGTACATTCATATCTTGACGGTGCCGGAGGAAATCAACCCTCGCCATTCTGCACCTCCTTGGCAACAGCAAGTGCCCGGCTCACGAGCAGGATATTGATTCCGCAGCAAGGGCAGTAGACGACACCCGACTCAACCATCTTCTCCACAACCTTCTTCTTGGACTTCTTGGCCTTCTTCCGATCACAGCTTTGCTTTGTTACAGGGCCATGATAGTGCTCGGGATGCTTGAGCCTCATGTGGGCGGAGAACCCTCGCGGGTCTCCTCTGAAGGTGCAATGGTTGCACCGGACTGGTTGGACCATGACTTGCTCCCTTGGTGGTGAAAACCCTAACTGACGTAAACCAATTCCTCAATCGCGCGGGTGATTGCTACGTAGCGGAGGTTCATCTCCTGTTCCTTCTGCCAAGCAGACTTGGCCATTGGATGAGGTACGGTTGCACCCTCTGGCTCGAGCAGGAATACTCGCTTGGCCTCCAACCCCTTGCTCTTGTGGATCGAGGCGAACTTGATGCTCGGAGACTCCTTGTTATCCGTAAATAGGTAGTTGATTCTTGACCGGACTTGATCCATGGTATCCGAGTTCGAGGCAAAAACCATCAGGCAGTCGAACTTGTCCTGCAGAGTAATGATCTTATGCTCGCAAGGGAACTTCCGCTTGTTCTCGGCTGCAATCTCACGGTTGAGCCAGTCATCAAGCCAGCCCATGAGCATGTCTGGAGTCTTGGCCCTGGACTTCTTGATAAGAGCCTCAAGCCCTTCTCCGATCTTCCGGCCGAGCACTCGAGCGTTGATGTTCTTCGCCAGGAAGCGGAAGCATTGACCAACGAGAGGAGCATTGACCCGACAGACACACATATCTCCGGGCTGGACCTTGCAGCAATATGACTCCTCCCATTTGAGCTGCTTCTGGGATTGATCCCAGTAGTTTCCTCCTCTGCCACGGACCGGGTACTTGGCATATGAAACCTTACCGGCTGGATTCCCTTCCCATGCTTCAAACTCCGGGACGATCCCTTGAGCCTCGGCGACAATTGCCTTCCCACACCGACGGGTCATGGTAAGAGGCAGGGTTGTTAGGCCCCTCTTGGTTTCCCTGAGGGTCTTGGCCATTCTGTCCATGGACTCCGCATCGGCTCCGGAGAAACCATAGATCGCCTGGTGACGGTCGCCAATAAAGGCGATTCGGTGTCCAGCCCGGTAGATCAGTTTCTGCTGCATCCGATTTAAGTCTTGAGACTCGTCCACGATCTGCAGGTCAACCTTCGGGATAGGGAGGTTATAGACCAAAGGCAACCATACCATGTCATCGAAACTCATCGTAGAGTCTCGCTCCGGTTTCTTCGCCAGCTCGAGCACCTGTGGAACAAGGTCGAACACCTTGCCGTCTGTCCCATCCATGTCCACATCGTAGTAACTCGCCAGATGGGTGATATTCTCCGGAGTTGGGTCCATGAGAGAGCACTTGCAGTGCTTGACCAGCTCATTGACAGCTGGAATCACCGCTGCATATTGCTCCTCATGCTTCACATCGTCGTAGCTCGAGTGGCCCAGAACCCTGGCGATCAAATCCAGGGTAGCGAAGTTCGTAGCTTTGAGCCGGCCAAATATCTTTGTGACAGCTGCCAGGCCAAGGGAATGGATTCCCCGGGCCTCCACTCCCACTTTAAACAGGCCAGTCTGAATGACCTGTTCCTTGAGCACATCCGTGATGCCTACGTTGAAGGCAGAGAGCCTCATAGAATCGTTTCGGCCCAACCGTAGGCACTCCCAGATGGCCCGTTGTTGGTCTGACGGCTTGATCCGGGTCTTCATTCCCTTCACATCCAGGCAGCCCTCAATCACCGTGGTTGTCTTGCCCGTTCCCGCCAGAGCCTGCATCTCCATGTGGGTTGACTGGTCTGCCTTCACCTTCTCCACGGAACGGCGGAGAATATCGCTCAGGCTTGTAGCCTGCGTCTCTCGAGGCCCGACATGCCCGGCAACGGCATCGTCCGGTAACGAAGTTTGGATCGAAGGCGGGTTCACCGTCTTCAGCGATGAGCCAGTCGCCGGCAGGCTCTGATCCGCGGAGCCGGCATTCTTCGTGTCGGTCTGCGGTTCGCTTCCACCACGCTCCACGAAAGGGAAGCGATGCTCACCCTCCTCTGCCCTGGCGATGGCTTTCTCCGCTGCCCGATCCTTGGCCTCGAACATCTTCTTAACATCCTTGGCAGAGACTGCTTTTACAGGCCGGTCCAAAGAATGACCGTTGACACTACACTCGCTCCGGAACTTCTGAGCCGAGCGAAAGGAGGTTCGCCTGCGGGTGAGCATGTTCATCACCATATAGCGATAGCCCCGGTAGGCGTCCTCGATCTGCTCCACTCGCACCGTGACCACCCGGTTGTTGACCTTCGCACGATAGTAGTGGTCGACCTTGATGTCCTTATGCAACATGACCTTCTCCTGGATTGAGTGCCGATGGCCCCGGGTCAAAGTGACCTGGAACATCCCAACGGCTGCTCCTGTCCTCCCCTAGATCACACCTAGGGGAGTAGAAGAGGAGTCGTCAATCGGCTATGTGAGCCGCTGGTCAACGGTAGCCTGTACAGGCCAGCGGGGTAGGAAAGTTTTTTTCGGGGTCTCCGGCCTTCCTAGGAAGCCCTTAGAACCTCTGAAAAGGCCCCTAGGAGCCCTCCGGAGCCCTTAGGCCGGCTCCTGGGTCTCTTCTTCCCTCCGGGAACCTCCTAGGGGCCTTTTTGTAAAGTTTTTCCTCTCGGTCGCTGGTAGAGGGTCCGGAGACGACGGACGAGCTACGCTCGTTGTCCTCATCCTCCGCGAACTGCATTGCCTCGCTGACGGTTCGGACCCATTCGGGTACTTGAATCCACCCACGGTAACACCGAGTGCAGTCCCATTCACGGCGACGACCTGGTGGACTACGACGTTCGGGACTCTTCTCACAACATAGACCCTTACACTTGGGGCAGTAGAACTGACCTAACTGTGTCGGGACTACGGATGCGACTCGTTCGTACTCTGTGACCTTCATTGGTTTCCTCGTGCTTGAGCCATCTGTTCGTCGGCCTCCCGTGCTTTACGGGTGTTCTCTGCCTCGATCTCCTTACGGGTCATGAGCACCTTCCGCTTGCCGGACTTGATGTCGGCCTGCAGCTGCTCCTTCTTTGCCTCACGCTTTGCCTTGTTCTTCGCTTCACGCTCCTCTTTCAGTCGCTTGGCCAACTCGACGGATGTAACCTTGCCCTCTTTCCGGCGACGGTCATCATTCTTGCGTTGCTCCCGGTCTCTGCCCTTCCGCTCGTAGGTCCACCCCTGGTCGATCCCGTCGAAGGCACAGTGTTCAACGAGCACCCGAATGTCATCCTCATTCTTCTGGTACTGGAGGGTGATGCCTGTAATCTCCGCGTCTTTCCTGGAGGAAATGTAGGTGCAGAGAGAGCCACGGGGGATCTGACCACTAGTCTGGTATATCTCCCATGCCTTTGCTGTCAGGCTGATCCGCTCAGCAGCTGTGGCCTTTGTCTTTCCGTCTTCACCGCCCAGGTAGGCAAGGGCATATCGCAGTTCACGGGTCTCCTCTTCGTTCTTGGCGAAGTTCGTCCAGAATGCCTTGGCCTCCTTCCAGAGCGTGAAGTCGACAACGGTCTCATCCGGGAGAGGGTCATGGAGTCGGTATCGATCCAGGTCCGTCTTACTAGCAGCCATCATATATAGCATGGCTGCGGCCGTCCCGGGTGGAATGAGTATCCGCAGCCTCCTGTCTTTGTCCTCCTCCACGATGTGCTTGACGGCATCCTTCAGGGTCTCATGCCGGCGGAGGAAGTCGACAGCTTCACTGTTCGTCCGGATCGGAGCGAAGCTATCGATTTCTGCAACTCCGGTACGGTCCCAAAGGAGTCGGATGGCATAGTCGGCAACCCGGCACATTGCCTTCCGGTCAGTTGGTGTGATACTGGCAAAAGCATCCTCCGTGAAGAGTACGTCTGTCAGGTTGCGGGTCCGAACATTATCGAGGGTTCGGATCGTTTCGTGAGCCTCATCAATCCCTCGGATGATGACGGTCTCCATCCTGGGCTCCGGGCCCAGCTCCTTCCAATGGTTGATCTGTTGCCGGTACTTCTGGCAAGCAGCAATGAAACCGGTCCCACGATGCTGGGCGGACAGGACGGAGCCGGACTCGCCGATGATAAAGGACTCGCCGTTGAAGGCCCACCTCTGATTGAGAAACTCCTGAGTGAGCCGGCTCTGCCAGGCGGGGTCAAATGGCCGGTTCTTGTTGTTCTTGTTACACCGGATTCGATTGCCCTCTTCGTCAATGAGCAAGTAGTCGTTTCCGAACTTATTCTCTTCGGTCTCGATTTCCCAGCCCATGATTTCCTTCATCTGATCCTCAGTCAAGGCATGGGCCCCGACGGCCAGCTCGATGCTGAGGTTCGGCTTTTCCTTCCACGCCTCAAAAAGTTTCCGGACCCACTCCAACTCCATGAACTCCTTGTAGCTCATGGAGGCAGCCTGGGTCTTTGTGATCTGAGCAGGCTGGCCATTCGCTGGAGCCTGCTTGCCGTTTTTCTTCTTGATCGGAGGCATTAGGTTACTCCTGCTTGGTTAGATAGTTCACTCCATTGCAGTCCACGAATTCGCAGTTTACGAAAACCACATCATCACAGACCGGGTGGAAAACGCAGTTCTTGAAACGAGTATTCCGAACCTTCCCATCGGGATCGATGGGCAGAGGCAAACCCGACATGAGCGTGGTCCAAGGTCTCTTGCCACTGTCTTTGAAATAGCAGTCCTCTTCTGTCCGCGTGATCTCCAGGCCCATGAGGGTCTCCAGTTCGTGTATTGCTTGTTTGTCGCCTTTGTTTGCTCGTTTCCAGAGGTTCTCACAGCGGAGGCATTCGAGTCCTCCACTCCGGAGGTGCCTCCGACAAACGGTGCAGTCCGAATGATAGAGTCGGCACTGAAGGTCATCCTGACAGTCATGTTGATTTCTAGTAGTGTTCACGTTTAGATTCCTTCCCCATTGAAAAGAGCTGCCTGCTGACTGTGGTAGGTTTCGGTTTCGGCCGGGGTGAGTCGACGGCCGGCTGATCTGATCTTCAAGAGCCGATAGGCCCAGAGAAGGGTGAGTGCATCACCCTGGTTTTCGTAGTTCACATCAACCCTTCCATTCCGAGTACTTATGATCTTGTAGATCGGCTTGTCGTCTGGTCGAGCATTCGCGAAGACGGTCATGTTCGAAGACTCCAAAGAGGAAAGAGCCGACGGGTGTCAGTCCGTCGGCTCTCGAGTTGAAGGTTAGCTCCCGTTCTTGCTGCCGATGGCGGTCATGTTCATGCCGATCTGAATGGGGACAAGGGTGTCGCCCACTTCCACGGCAACCTTCCCTGTGAGATACCACCCGAAGGAGCCGGTCGCGAACTCCTTCGGCAGAGCCACCATTGGACTCCCATTGACGGAGACGTTCAACGGCTTGGCATTCGCCATGAACTCCTTCCGGGTAATCGGGCATGTCTTCTCGGTGGTTGCCGCAGCCTGGTTGTCCTTCTTCGCCATGATTTTGCTCCTGTGAGGTTGACCGGCCTCGACCGGATTCCCTTTTTGAAGTAGGCAGGGAACTGACCTTCATGGTCTCCCAAGAGACCTAACCCTTTCAGGCTCTAAGCCTTAAGGGATTATACCGTTAGTAAGGGTACTTTGGGAACCTCAGGAGGGAGATTTTCCCTAAGTTCTTACGGGATAAGGACTTATGGCTAGAAATTTCCGGCCTTCCCGCCTGGACTCCTGGGTAGAACAGATCTCCTCGTAGACCTGACTAGACCTGGAGGCCAGTCTTCCCATAACGAATTTTTGAAAACGAAGGTAAGTCGAGGGAAAGGGTATCGGAAGCTTTCGAAGATTGAAAGAGGAAACCGAGAAGCCGAACATCAGAGGAAAAAAATTTTGCCGGCCGAGTCTTAAGAAGAAGTTCATCATCGGCCTCTTCTATCTACTTCAACTAATATAAATAATAAAATAAAAATATCATCCCACCCTAGTATAATAGATTTTGTTTTATTTAGGGGAGAGGAGGAAAATTTTTTTACCATGAGGAAAGTTTTCCGATGGTTTACACAGAAGAGGTTATTCATGGTATATTGGAGATCCTATGAAAACTTCAGCAAAAAAATTCGGGAACCGCTACCCTTGGGAGAAGTGGCTCTCGCCTGGTCGGCGGGTTATTCATCGTGGGAAGGATTTCGATTGTCGGGTCCATGGTATGGCCGGGATGATTCGAAACGAGATTTGCCGACGGAAGCTCTCCGGCCGAGTTCATATACTCGGTGATCCTCCCACATGTATACGGATCGAAATGAACGGTCATAAGGAATCGGATGCCCGACGGTATCCAGGCAACTCCGGTCGCAAGGACTAGCCATGTCTCCCCCAGGAATCTATGTAGGAGTCGACCCTGGAACAAAGGGAGCCCTGGCGATCATCGTACCGGATAGCGACATTGTTCTCCTCCAGGAAATGCCTGGTACACGAGCAGGAATCTTGAAGTGGTCTCTCGCTCTAGGACGCGTTGGAGAGGAGTATCTCGTCTATGTCCTCATGGAGCAAGTAACAGGTTATGTCCCCAGGAAGGAGGAAAGGAATGGGCAAGGTGACACCGGGTCCAGTCAGTTCAAGTTTGGCAAGAACTGTGGCTGGATCGAAATGGCATTTCTCGCTTCACTTCATATAGAGGTTGAACAGGTCCATCCGAAAGTCTGGCAGAGTAAGCTCAACATCCCAAAGAGGATGCCGGGCGAAAAGAAATACGCGTGGAAGAGTCGCCTGAGGGATGAGGCCCAAAAAAGGTTTCCGGACACACGGATTACCGTCTCAACCGCAGATGCTCTCCTGATTGCAGAATACTGTCGGCAAAAACACGAAGGGTAAGATGCCCACTCAGCTCCAAATGCATATCGAGAGATGGCACGATTGTCATCTCTGTCCGCTTCACAAAGGCCGGACCCAAGTCGTCATAACCCGTGGAACTATACCTTGTGATCTGCTCTTCATCGGAGAGGCACCAGGTGAGTCGGAGGATGCAAATGGGATCGCATTCTATGGGCCCGCCGGCAAGCTTCTGGACCGTATCATAGATCGGGCACTCTGCGACTTTGCTCTTCGCTGTGCCTTTGCCAACCTGGTCGGATGTATTCCCCGGGAGGAAGGTGTCTATGGTAAACTTGAGGAGCCACCGGACGAGTCGATCAAAAAATGCTCACCCCGGCTCCGGGAGTTTATCGGCATCTGCAACCCACGAATGTTAATACTCGTCGGTAAGCTTGCCGGCAAATGGGTCGAACGGAGTCTGCCGGTTGTCGAGATTCAACACCCGAGTGCGATCCTTCGGGCGAACATTGCCCAGAAAGGACTACTGATTCAAAAAGCAGAGGTAACTCTCCACAGTGCTGTGGAGGATTTTTTGGAAGAAGGAGAGACCAATGACGGTCTGCGAAACGGGAGTATGTTACGAATGTCATAAGACTCAATCCCCGGTCTTGTTGATCGGAAAAGGAAGGAAGTATGAACGAGATACGGCCCTGCTCTGTTGGGGCTGTATGGAAAAGGCTCGCACTAAGCTGGCCAAGGAAAAAGGACAATCTGATGAACTTATCTAGTCACCTTCGGAAAGCAGCCAAAGATCAACATGAAAAAACTGTTTGGAACGGGCCGGAAATAGACGGTGTGACCTATACCCTGCTTCAGAAGTTCTTGACTTGTCGGGAGCGATTTCGCATCCTGGTGATTGAGGGCCTGGCGGGTGAAGACAAATGGAATCATCGGCTCGGTTACGGAGAGATGTGGCATATCTGTGAGGAAGCGATGGCCGCCGGAATGCCATTTGAAACTTCCCTCCATCAGCATGGTCAGCTCCTCATCAAGAGATATCCGCTTCAGGCCGAGCAAATCGATCACTGGTATAATGTCTGTCGGGTCCAGTTCCCTCTGTACTCCAAATTCTGGCAGAAGCACCAGGATGTTCTGAAGCGGACTCCTCTACTTCAAGAACAAGTCTTCGATGTACAGTACAACCTTCCCTCAGGAAGATCGGTCCGACTCCGGGGAAGGTGGGACTCTGTGGACCTGATCGGCAAGGGAAAGCACGCCGGAATTTACCTGCAGGAAAACAAGACGAAGGGAGACATCGACGAGATCAGCATGCAAAGGCAGCTGACCTTCGACCTGCAGACCATGATGTACATGGTTGCTCTCCAGGAGGAGCTAGAGCAGGAAACCCTTGCAGGTTTCCCAAAGGGCTCTCTGATGGGAGTCCGTTACAATGTGGTTCGCCGGCCTCTGTCCGGAGGCAAGGGAACTATCAAACGGCTGGAGCCTTCAAAGAGAAATCCAGACGGTGAGACAAAGGAGGCTTTCTATGCCCGGGTCTCCAAAGTGATCGAGGAGAATCCGGCCCACTTCTTCATGAGGTGGAAGGTAGAAGTCACCCTGGAGGACATCAAGAAATTTCGGCAGACTTGTCTTGATCCGATATTAGAGCAGCTCTGCACCTGGTGGCAAGTCGTTAATTTGTCTGAGGAGCGCCGATCCAACCCCTTCGACGTTACGGTCAACACAGATACGCAGATGCACTGGCGTCATCCTTACACCGCTTTCGGAAATCCTTTGGACCAGGGGATGAGCACGGAATATGACGCCTACCTGGACACCGGAAACAAAGTTGGTTTGAGACAGATCAGCAACCTATTCCCAGAACTACAAGAAGGAGGGCAGTGATGCTCGTGATCTCTCGGAGGAAGGGAGAGAAGTTCACGATCTTCCCAAGCGACGGGACAGAGAAGACGGAGGTGATTCTGATCGATGTGATCGGCGGTAAGGTCCGGCTCGGGATCATCGCACCGAAGTCTGTGAGGGTATTCAGGAACGAACTACTTGAAGGAGAAGGAAATGCCATCGGTTCACAAGCAGGCACCGACTGAAAACCACCAAACAAATCGGAGTGTCCGGGCCAAAGAACTCGGACAAAATGCCTGGGATTTGATTACGGACCGGCTCACGATGCTAGCCTATGGTCGGAGCGGTACCGGGAAAAGTACTCTGTGGGCCACTTTCCCCGGACCCATCCTGGTCTGCATTTGCTCCGGAGCTGTGATCGAACCGGAGGAGCTACGGTCTCTGGACACTCCGGCCATGCGGAAGAAAATCACTCCCATCATCATCGAGAGCACGGACCATTTCAAGGAGGTAATCCGTCACGGAGATGACTTCGCAACGACGGTTTTGGATCATGCAAGTGGCTACCAGGATATTTGCGTCCGGGAGGTTGCTGGCCTCAAGTCTGTTCCAGTCCAACGGGCTATTCCATTCAAGAGGGGTGAGCAGCCGATGGTCAGCAAGGCTCAGTGGGGTAAAATCTCTCTAATGTGCAAGGAGGGTCTACTCTCAGTTCTCAACCTTCGCTCCAATGTTTTTATTGTCGCCCAGGAGAGAGACTTCAGCAAGGGTGGAGACGAGGATGCTGCGGTGGTCGGCTCTGACACGGACCTGGTGATTCCGCCGGTTGTCGGAGCTGCTTTGATTCCGAGCGTTACGAGCTGGCTCAATCCATCCTGTTCCTATGTCGTCCAAACATTCCTCCGGCCGAAGGTGGAGGACAAGGTAACGATCGTCAACAACCAGAAAATTGTCACAAAGGTTCGAGGGAGAGGAGTCGAGTATTGCATCCGGACCGAGCCTCACGAAGTCTACATGACCAAGTTCCGTGTCCCGAAGGGGACACCTCTGCCTCCGGTGGTCACGGACCCGAGCTACGAAAAGATCATGAAGATAATCCGTGGCAAGTAGCCACGGATGGAGCATCCATTCTCAAGAAAGCGAGGAAGTCATGCCGTCAGCGAAAGGACAGTCGAACCTATTTGCCAAGGCACTTTCGGATCATGCCCGGGACGAGACCGAGTACCGGCAGGAGTTCACGAAGTTACCAGGCGGAATCACGGGAGGGATTGCCCAGCTCAGGCAGGCTCACATTGGAGCCTACAAAAGCGGAGAGAATACCGGCGACCGGTTTCTCTACATGGCCGGGGTAGTGATCGCTCCGGACACTGCCCTGAATGTTGTGAAGGGCTGGAAGTCTGGAGCCGGAGTCGTCTTGCTCGGGACTCCGAAAGAAATGTCTGTTCGGGGTCTCTTCACAACCCAAACCCTACCGATGTGTGACCGACGAAACAAGGGCATGGCGGAGAATGTCGCCGATGCTCTGAATATGGTCCGGGTCGTTGGCGGGGAGGAATGCACTGCGGTCCTGGCGGATGCAGCCAACCCGGAGAAGGCACTCGAGGATTTGCTCAAGGCTCTGGTTCAGGCCAAGCCGTTTTTCCGATTCTCAACCTCGAGCACGACTCCATCGGCCGAGTATCCTGACATGCGTGTCTTCGAGAACTGGCACGGATCAAAAGGGCTCGAGAACTATAGCCCGGCGTCACCCAATGGTGCGGTCCAGGATCAGACGCCTCAACAAGATGTTCCAGTGTCTCAGGAAGCACCGGAGGCAGGAGCCGAAGACCCACGGACAATCGAGGAGCTAGTTGAGGCAGCTGACATGGATGAGTCTGCCCGAAGTCGGCTGACCCAACTGGCAATGGAGGCCGGATTTTCCGCAGCGGAGATCGACAAGGCCAAGGACTGGAATGCGGTGGGTGATATGATCCAGGTAGGCCGGCTCTCTGATGCGGATGACTCCCCGGAGGAATGGAAACCTGAGAAGGGAGGTACGGTTGGCTACAAGCCGATGGACAAGGCAACGAAGAAACCCGTCAAGAAAGCAGTTCAATGTGAGATCACGGTCGTCGGCAAGGACGAGACTGTGACCTTGCAGAACCTCGAGAACCGCAAGATTCTCTACAAGTCGGTGCCCTGGTCTGAGCTCATTCATGACTAGGGGTTGGCCTCCCAATGCGGCAGAGGGCGTAGAGCCGGATGAAGTATCCGGACGGGCCTCGTCAGCCTGAAGTTATCACCTCTGCTTTTCTTTGAGGGTTGGAAAATGCGGATTGCTTTGGACACGGAAACCACCGGGGTAGACTTCCACCATGGTGCTCTTCCGTTTTTTGTTACAGTTTGCGATGAGGACGGAAAGCAGCAATGGTGGGAATGGAATGTTGATCCTTTGACCCGACATGTCTCTGTTCCGATCGATGATGCTCTGGAAATCCGGGAGCTGGTTAACTCCGCCTCCGAGATCATTCTGCAGAATGCGAAGTTTGATGTGAAGGCACTTTTCAAGGCCAACATTATTCGGAGATGGCCGTGGGAGAAGACCCACGACACTCTGATGGTTGCCCATATCCTGGCGAGTAACAAACCTCGAGACCTTACCTCGCTTGCAACTCAGTACTTGGGGAGAGACATTGAACCTCTGGAAAAACGATTATGTAAGGTTGTCCAGAGGGCAAGGCATGTCGCCCGGACTCAGTTCGAGCATTGGGCGATCGCGGAGCCGGGTCTATCAAGCATGCCCTCTATCCGGAAGGGAACGAGTAACAACTCCGACAAGGCATGGAGAAATGACTGTTGGCTCCCTCGGGCCCTGATGAATGCCAAGTATAAACCAGATGACAAGGATTGGGAGACGGTACTTCATGACTATGCGAATGCGGACTCGGCCGTAACGATGCGTGTCTGGCAGGTTATGGAGAAACAGGTTAAGGCCAGGAAATACTGGAGAATCTATGAGGGTAGTCGGCAGCCTCTTCCAGGTGTCATCCACCGGATGGAGATGAATGGTGTAACCTATAGCATGGAGCGACTGCTCAAACTTACGGCCGAGTACCAGAAGGAGAGCGACCGGCTCCAGACGATTTGTGTGAATGTTGCGGCGAGCTATGACTATGAGCTGGTAGTTTCCAAGGGAATCAACAAGTCACTCCTCACCTTCTGCTTCGACGTTCTGAAGCTGGAGCGGATTTTCAACCCCAAGGCCAAAACCTCACGGCCGGCTCTGGACTCGAAATATGCAATCCCTCACTACCTGGACACACTCAAGGCCGGTAGCAAGGAGCGATTATTCATTTCCTCTCTGGCCGACAAACGGAAGTTTGACAAGCGACTTGCGGATCTTCATAGCTATCGGCGTTTCGGGATCGACTTGAGAGAGGTACGTGACCCGTTTGCGGCTGGTTACTTCATTCTGTTTCCTTCCACAAACCCGACGGGTACGGATACCCTCCGTATGGCAAGCTACAATCCCAATTCACAGAACATTTCCGCCCAGGAAGATGATGCGACCGGGAAATCGATTCGCTATGTATTCGGACCAGCTCCTGGACGGGAGTGGTACAGCCTGGACTACGAAAACATTGAGCTAGTCATCCCGGCGTATCTCTCTAATGAAGAGGAGCTGATTCGCATCTTCCGGAATCCAAATGCTCCGCCTTATTTTGGGAGCTATCACCTGTTTGTGGCTCATATCCTTTTCCCAGAGAAATTCGCGAAGTGTAATGGAGATGGCCGGCTTTTCAAGACCCTATTCAAGGCTCTCTACAAGTCTGTGAAGAATGGAGATTTCGCAGTCCAGTATGGAGCAGTTGAGAAGGGATTGAATGGAACTGCGGATCGGGCATTCGGTTTGCCAGGGGCTCACAAAACAATTAAGAACCGGCTCAGTCGGCAGGATGCTTTGAATATCCAATGCCGGAATTTTGCGGATAACCACGGATTTATCGAGACGGTTCCGGACAGAGAGGTTGATCCGGAACGAGGCTATCCGCTTCTGTGTACTCGGTCGGAACACGGCCGGGTACTCCCGACGGTACCCTTGAACTACAAAATCCAAGGTACGGCAATGCAATGTACTTGCAAAGCGGAGGTTCGCTGTCAGAAGCAAATCGACTACTGGAACCGGGAGGAAATGAAGCAGCTCTATTGGATTACTCTTCAGCAACATGATGAGATCGTCTTTGACTTTCCGGCGGGCCGGACGAAAAACCGAGAGAAGGTAAGGACTCTGAAGCAGCTGATGATGAAGTCGGGAGAGGACATTGGGATTCCTCTCCGTGTTGCAGTAAAATTCCACCCGGATAATTGGGATGAGGGAGAAAGGATCGACTGATGGAACACTTCAAAACAACCTCCGAGGCGTACCTGGCAACTCTTCGGCTACTCTTGGAAAGGCCGGAGTTTCTTGTTGAACCCCGAGGGATTCCAACTCGGGAGTTGATGAACTACGGATTCGTCGTGGACTTCCCAACCTATGAAGCTGTCCGGACCCTGGACCTGAAGCGGAATGAGGTGATGGCCAAATACCTTGCCACGGAACAACAACTCTACTACCGGGGTGTGAGGGATGCGGAAGTTTGGGCCCATGAAGCTTCACCAATCTGGCGGCAGCTTGCGAATCCGGATGGAACGATCAACTCGAACTATGGCTGGCTCCTCTTCAAAAATCGGAGCCTGCCTCATGGCCGGACACCATGGGATTGGGCCTGCATTCAGCTTGAAAAGGACCGGGATACTCGCCAGGCATTCGCCAGGTTGTCTCTCCCGGAGTTTCAGGCAGATGGAGTCAAGGACCAGGTTTGTACCATGCATCTGATGTTCATGATTCGGAATGGAACCCTTCATACCACTACGGTGATGCGGTCCAACGATGTAGTGCTCGGACTGGCCTATGACATGCCGTGGTTTTGTCTCCTTCATGCGGCCATGGCCGGGCATACCCATGCGGAGAGAGGGAGCTATACCCACTTCGTTCACTCCATGCACCTCTATGAACACGACCTGGACCGAGCCGAAAAAATGCTAGGGAGGATGACTGATGCGATACGAGTACCTTGATGTGACGGAGTTTCATTTCAAGCACCGATTCCCGATTGGAATTGCTCCTGGTCAAGACCCAAAGACGGACCTGGTGCGACTCCATCTAATTAGCGAGGAGCTGGCGGAGCTGGCCCTTGCGATTGCTGACCAGGATGATGTGAGGCTTGCGGATGCTCTCGGAGACTTGATCTATGTGGTTCTCGGAACGGCTGTGACCTATGGCATTCCGATCGGCCCGGTGTTTGATGAAATCCAGAGAGCCAACATGACAAAGGCTGTCCGGTCTGATGGAGACACTCGGCTCCGGGATAAGGGTAACTCCTTTGTCCCGCCGGATATTGCAGGGGTTCTCAAGACATTTCCGCCCGAGAGGAGCTGTCCCAATGCTGATCTTTGAAGGGCCAGACTGTGTAGGGAAAACGACGGCCTGTCTCAACATTCTGAAGTTTCTTCCGCCCCGATACACCTACCAGCACCTGGGTAAGCTGCCAGCCGAGTTCGACCGGTACTGGGGTTATGTGGACCTGTTCGGGAAGTATGTTGTTCAAGACCGGTTCCACCTGAGCGAGCTGGCCTATGCTGGTGTGAACGGACTGAAGCCTTTTGACCGGCACAACTACTCTCTGATTGACTCCTACCTCCACTCTCGTGGAGCCTTTGTTGTCTTGATCACGGCCAGCAGGTCCATTCTCCATGAGCGGTATCGGGAGGGAGAGCAAATATTCTCTCTCGAAGAAGTCTACCGGGTGAATGATCTGTTCGAGAGTATAGCCTGCGGAGATGTTGATTACCCGACGATTGACGGCCATTTCTATTGCGATCGGAGTCATCCCTATGTCACAGCAATGGACCTTGCAGCAACTGCTCAGGAATATCTCTATCGGGTACAAGCCCTGGAAGGGATCAAAAAGCGATGCTCGCTGGATGGTCAAGTTGAATGCCTTCCGAGTTTTCCTTGACTCATTGGCCGGCCTCTCATTTTGCAAGAGGGCACAGACAGCCGCCATCGTTCTGACTCCGGATTTGAGGGAGGTGCTGGCCATTGGATACAACGGCCCGCCGGCTGGAAGGAACAATGAGAGCTGCCGAGAGGTGGAGGGAGCCTGCGGCTGTATTCATGCCGAGGCAAATGCTCTCGTGAAACTTCACTCCCGGGCCTCTGACCTGATCTTGCTCTCGAGCACTTCTCCTTGTGAACACTGTGCCGGTCTGGTGATCAACTCCGGGAGAATTCACGCGGTGATCTACCTGAAGGAATACAGAGACCGGACGGGCCTAGTCTTATTGAAGGAGGCGGAGGTAGTGACCCTGGACTTGGAGCGGGCCTATGAGGTGTAGAAACAAAAAAACCCCGAAGGGTTTGGACCCCTTCGGGGTACTCCGATTATTCATCGGACTTCTTGGACTTCTGGGGGAAGGTCGTGGAGGTACCACGCTTCGTGAGGAAGTACCGCAACTCCCTCTCACCTTCCTCGCGAACCGACTGGGCGAAGCCGTTGTGAAGCAGCTCGGTGGTTCGGTACACGTCAAGAATGATCTTGACCCTTGCCAGCCCATCGTCGCCGGCCAACTCTTTCGCGGCCTTCTGAGCGACTTTCTGAATCTCCCCGGCCGTACGGGCGTTCCCACGGTTGGTGGCGTTGAGTTTCCTCATCGCCTTCACGATCGCCACTCGGCGGTCGTTCCACAGCGGTTCCCGTTTCGGTTCGTCCGCATGGACGGACCGGCCATTCGGCATGGGCTTGGACTTCGGGGCTGTGTTGGCCTTTTTGGTTTTGGCGGACATGACTTGCTCCTTTTTGAAGGTCGTCCGGCCTCAGACTTTTGGGCCATTCCCATCAGCTCCGGGCCTTCTCGGCCCTTCACTCTAATCATATAGTTGGAGGAGGGTCATGTCCAGGGGGATTCCGGGAATTTCAAAAAATAACCTAACTCCTTATAGAATAAGGACTTACGGCTCTAAAGTATATTGAAACAGGGAGGATTTTTATGCCTCATAGCCGGCTCCCCTTGAGTCTGAGACAGGAGAGGTTCACCCAGCTCTGTGAGCATATTCAGGGCTGCAGGGCTTGCCCGAGAATGGAAGGGAGAAGGCGGGTATTGTCCAGGGAGAATGGCGGGCCAGCTGCGAAAGTGATGTTCGTGGCAGAGGCTCCGGGGAGGAATGGAGCAGATCGGACAGGCATTCCACTTTTTGGAGACCCGACAGGAGCGAACTTTGAGAACCTGCTCCGAGAGGTGAACTGGAGCCGGAATGAAGTTTTTGTAACGAATGCGGTGCTCTGCAATCCCCGGGATAGTCAAGATCGTAATGACCGGCCAACGGACCGGGAGCTAGTGAACTGCTCTTTCAACCTGGATCAAACCATTCAGATCATTGACCCGCTTGTGATCGTGACTCTAGGCGGGGCTGCTCTTCAGGCTCTATCTTTCATTCAGAAGCACTCTTTCAAACTGGCGAAGGTCATTGCCCAGGAGCAGAGATGGAATGGCCGGATTCTGTTTCCTCTCTATCATCCGAGTCCGAGGGTAATGAACTCAGTCCGCTCCTATTCCAAGCAGAAGGGTGATTTCCTTCAACTTGCCATGATCGTTCGATTTGCAGAGAACCCCAATGCCTCCTATTAAAGTCAAAGAGCCGACGGCCATCGGAGCCTATATTTTCGCAGGTGGTTTCACTCTCGGGGTGAGCAAGTTTTTCAAGGTGCTCTGTCATCTTGAGGACTCGGACTACGGAGTGAAGACTGCCCAACGGAATTTTCCGGACCTACCGATCTATGTAGGTTCGGAGCATTGGCCGGACAAACTCGAGGCGGATTTTGTCTATGGGAATCCACCCTGTGCCGCCTGGTCTGTTGCTGGGTATACGAAAGACAAGGGCACGGACAAATGGCTTTCAGACCCGAGGGTTGCCTGTACTGAAAAGCATTTCTCATTGCTCGGCCGAACCCGGCCGAAGGTTTGGGCATGGGAGAGTGTGACCCAGGCATTTAGCAAGGGAAGACTTTTTGTGAAGAGGCTGGAACAAGAGGCCAGCAGGCTCGGATATTCCACTTCGTATCTGCTTCATAATTCTCAGTATCTCGGTCTGCCTCAGGTGAGGAAAAGATTTTTCATGGTCTGTCATCGGGTGAAGTTCTTTCCGGTCGAGCCGGACTGGAAAATGAACGTTACTCCGGTATCGGTCCTCAAAAATGTGAAGGCCGGCGAGGAGACTCACTACGGGAAGGAGGGAACCAGGTTCGCGAATCGGTACAATCCACTTTTGCCTAAAGTGAGACCAGGCCAGAGGTTAGTACGGGCATGGGAGGAGAATATTGCCGGAAATGACCCGGAATTGTGGGAGAGAAACAAGAATGGAACAATCACAGGCAGGCCGTCATTTGGCCACTGTCGGCTTCCACTTGACCGGCCTGGTGGAGCAATTGTCGGTTATGGAGTGATTCACCCAATTGAGCATCGGTTTCTGACGACAGAGGAAATCCAGGTGCTTTGTGGTTTCCCAAGTTCGTTTGTCTTCACTCCGAAGACAACCCAGGCAAGGGCAAGTGAGATCGCCCGGGGAGTCTGTCCACCGGTTGGTGCCTGGCTCGCAAGAGCGGTCCATAGAGCTGTGATGGAGAACGAACGAGTTGAGAAGCCTCAAGTTGTAGTCCACAACCTTCTGAAGCCTCCAGGAGTTCGATGATGCCTCAGATCACGGAATCGCAAGTAAAAGTCTTTGCCTTCCATGGCATGGACCTGGATTTTGGCAAGCCTCAAGCCCAGGGTGATTGCCCTTTTTGTAGTCGAGGTGAGAAGTTTTTCATGAACCAGAGCAACGGTCTCTGGGACTGCAAGAAATGTCTGGCTCATGGAAATCCACTTGAGTTCATTCAGCAACTCTGGGCAGTGAGCCGAGCCGGAACCATGGACTACAAGGATTTGATGGAGAGCCGAGGATTGCTCTACAAGGAGACGGCAGAGCATTGGGGAATCTGCCGATCAGTTCTTACAGGTGAGTGGCTTATCCCAGGATACAACCCGAAAGGGAATATCTGCCAGCTCTACCGCTACGCCTATCACAAAGACTCGGACAAACATGTGCTCCTGGCAAGTCCTGGATTTCATCATGGGCTTTTTGGTGTCCCACAATTCCAGAAAGGCCGTAGTGTCATCTATGTCTGTGAAGGGGTATGGGATGGAATGATTCTCTGGGAGGTATTAAGGAACACGAAACAGGTCCAGGATATATACGAACAAACTGGGAGTGAGACCGGGAGCTTGCTAAGAGATGTGAATGTGCTCGCTGTTCCATCCTGCGGTACATTTCAGGATCGATGGAGCGAACTGCTCGGCTCAAAGGTAGTCGCCTTGCTCTATGACAATGACCACCCGCGAAACTCGAACGGGCAGGCTGTGGAGGGAGCCGGACTCGTAGGAATGAAGAAGGTCGCGAAAGTTTTGAGTGGTACGTCGACACGGCCAGCATCTCTCCACTATCTGAGATGGGGTAAAGAAGAGTATGACCCTGCACTTCCAAGCGGGTACGATGTGCGAGATTGGTTTTCTGAAGGCAAGACGATGGAGGACAGGATCGAGTATCTACCAGGTTTTCTCTCGCTTATTCAGCCGACTCCTAAAGAGTGGTTTGATGGAAGTGTGGAGCGAAATGGCTCGGTAGAAATACTCCTGAGGGAATGTACGAGTTGGGATACCCTGGTAGAGGCTTGGAAAAAAGTGCATGCCTGGTCTGAAGGGCCTGACACGACCCTGAGCATTATATTGGCCTGCATCCTCTCAACGGACTCGGTAGGCGAACAGCTCTGGCTCAAAGTGATCGGCCCACCCAGCTCGGGCAAGACGGTATTCTGCGAAGCGATCAGCATGGATAGAAAACATGTCTATCCGAAAGACTCGCTCACAGGACTCTTCAGTGGCTACCAGGTAGACAAAGAAGGGTCAGAGAACCTCAGCCTGGTACTACAGCTGATGGGCAAGACTTTCGCTGTGAAGGACGGAGATACCATACTCCAGCTCCCGAACCGGGCCCAGGTACTCTCGCAGTTAAGAGCATTGTACGACAGATCACTCCGGGCCCAGTTTCGCAACAAGATGTCCGGGAACTACGAAGGGCTAAATATCACGATGGTATTATGCGGAACCGAAGCACTCAGGGAGCTAGACACGAGCGAGCTAGGGGAAAGGTATTTGGATGTAGTGATTCTCGAGGAGCTGGACTCGCAAACGGAAAGGGAGATCAACCGCAGAGTCGCAAGGCAAGCAGCCCTGGAGGTAGCTACATCGGTAGAGTCGGCCAGCTCGCAGGAAAGCCCTGAGATGTACGAGGCAAAGCAATTAACAGGAGGCTACGTGGATTACCTGCGAAGCAACTCGGCCGACTTACTCGCTTCAGTCAAAATCGGAGACGCAGCAATCGACCGATGCATCACGTTCGCGGAGTTTATATCATTCATGCGAGCCCGTCCAAGCAATAGGCAAGGAGAGAAAGCGCAAAGGGAGCTGAGCTTCAGACTTACGAAGCAAATGACGAGACTCGCAGTCTGCACCGCAGCCGTCCTCAACAAGCAAGAGGTAGATGCGGAGGTATTACGGAGAATCAGGAAGGTAACGCTAGACACAGCAAGAGGCAGGACACTCAAGATATGCAAATTCCTGTACCAGATGCGAGAGCCAGGCATGGCCACGGCGTATCTGGCCATGATGTGCAATACGACAACAGACAGGAAAATGGTCATGATGCGATTCCTGAAATCGATCGGCGTAGTAGGCGTAAAGAAAACCGTAAGTCGTACCTCGAACATCAAGTGGATACTCACTGACAGAATAGTCCAGCTCTACGAACAGATCATAGACGAGTAGAGAAAAAAAAATTCTTGAAGCGATTCTCTTTCTTCTTACTTCATATCTATTAGATAAAAAAAATAAATAGACCATCCCAAATACGAAGTATAATCTGTTAGGATTTATTTGGGAGGAGATAGGAAAATTTTTTGAGGTGTAACTCGGAGAGACTGGGACAAAGTAGAATTGGGAAGAAGTAGGAACCGAACCTGAAAGGAATGAACCGAAAACAAAGTGAGACCTGAAAACGCGAATTTTAATGGACTGAAAAGGAATGGAACTGAAAACGCGAAATTTTTCGTTCAACAATTGATAAAATTTTTTCGGATCGTATCGTGCCACGCTACATGACTCACAAACGTCGACTGCACAAGGTGCAAAAGGAAACACGCATCGTGGACATCGGCCACATGTACGTAAACGGCTGGACTCAGATGAAGATGGCCGAGCATCTGGGTGTGAGCCAGCCCGCAGTTCATCGACTCCTCAAGGAATTGCGGGAGCGATGGAGGGCAGCTTCGCTGATTAGCATCGACGACAAGGTGTGGAAGGAGATTGACCGGATCAACTGGGTGGAGGCCGAAGCAACGGAGGCATGGCTCAAGTCGAAGGAGGACACGATACAGACGGAATACGGTAGGCGATTTGGCAAGATGCCAATTATCCGCCAGGAGCAAGAGGAGCCAACCAGCGAACTAGTGGAGATTGAACGCACGAAGAAGAAGGTCATAAAACGTGGGATTGGAAATGAGGCATTCCTGGATCGCATTTACGCCTGCATCGAGTTGAGGCTGAAGCTCATTGGTGCGCTCAAGCCAGACCAGGCTGCCGGTCCGACGATTGTGAACATCAACTGGAGCGAAGTGGAAGGCCGACCAATCCAGACTGGCAAGGATTACCTCGAAGCGAAGTTGAATGAGATCAAGGCATTACCTCCACCACCTGGTGAAATGAATGGTCCAGTACCCGCCCAAGAAGTCAAGCAGTAAGGCAGCATGCTCGAGCTGCCTGGTTTTTTGTTTCTGCACGGAAGGGCAATCCATCATGAACTTCCAGCAATACGATGGCAGCAACAGGAAGGAGCCGGAGCCAACCAATGCCCGGCCTGGTACGAACGAGAAGATCATCGTCATGAAGCAGAGGGCCGAACGCAATCAACCCCTGTTCCATAAAAACGATGGACCTAGATTTGTGGAACGTGTTCTCAGCATGTGGTGGTCGAAATGAAATGGAATGCCTCAGGCTTTCCGTTTTACATTCGTGATCCGATCAAGTTCGGTCGGATCATTTGGCCCGACATCATGTTCTACCCCAAGCAAGAGGAAGTGATTTGGAGCGTGGTGGAGAACGACGAGACGTTTGTTCCAGCTGGCAACATGTTAGGCAAAGACTTTGTCGCAGCCTTCATCGCACTCTGGTTTTTCCTCACCAGGTATCCAGTCCGAGTCGTGACAACAAGCGCCGACTACGCTCAACTCGAAAGTGTGTTGTGGGGTGAGGTTCGCCGATACATCGAGACGGCCAAATATCCATTGGACCACGAACGCGGAGGTTCGATTTTGATCAACCACCTCCATCTGCGAAAGGTCTACAAGTCCAAGGGCCGGGTGGTGATCGACCCAACGAGTTACATGATCGGCCGGGTTGCTGCGAAAGGCGAAGGCATGCTCGGCCATCACGTTGAAGCACAGGAACAAGATATCGAACCAGACGGTTCGATTTATCCACGGACCTTATTCATTTGCGATGAAGCTAGTGGTGCGGATGACATCACCTATGAGCGAGCAGACACCTGGGCTCGCAGGAAGTTGATCATCGGCAATCCCTATCCATGCGCCAATTTTTTCTTTCGCGGAGTGAAGGGCGGCGATCTCGAAGCAAAACCAGTTTCCGTATCAAATGCAAGTTGACCCTTTTCAAGGAGGTGTACGATGCGTGTAATCCCGGCAGTGATCGTTGCACTCGCGTTGTTTGTTCTCGGCTTCTATTGCAACACGGCGAAAGCGTTCTATGCTCCCCTCTTCGATGACTCGGCTGTTGATCAAGCGCAGATGCCGCAGGCTGAAACGCAGGCCAAGCCAGAGACGATGCGCCGGCCTATCCATCCGCCGATGGACCCTGTGAAACCGCAACCCCCCACGAGTTGCTGCATGCCAACTTGCTTCTGGTGCTATTGCTCCAATTGCTGCACATGTCAATGCTGCAATAGCAACGGCTGCGGCTGTTGCTCATGCGAATCAGGCCGGCATCATCGCGGTAGTAGGCATTGCGGCGGGAGACGATGAAAATTTGCAGGGGATAGGGTAGGCCACCCGAAACCCCGGAATGCCTTGCCGGGCTTCCCCTGCACTTTTCTTTTTTTGGAGATGGTGATGGCAGCGATCACGGCAGCCCAGGTGCAAACGCTCTATTGGGATCAGGTGGGAGCAACCAAGTTTGAGATTCTCCGCATCACCGATGTGGGAACCGGAGACACCATCGATGTGAGTGCGATTGGCAACATCCTCTTCCATCGCATCTCGGTTGCCGGCTTCGCTGCGAGTATTCAGCTTGT